CATTCTCAAAGGAATAAAATCTAAATCAATATCAATACCTGCATCTCTAAATATTTCCATTAACTCATCCAAAATAATTTCTTTTTTTGGTTGAATTACGTTAATCATTAATTCGTTAAATGCAGTTTCCATTTCTTGCGCATTGTTTCCAAGACCCCCATCTTTCATTATTCCAAATAAAATCGGACTTGTAACTTTATGACCTGTGCATATTTTTTGAGTAGATTCCGCAGTTAAAAATTCATATTGTTTATGAGCATCCGCAACTTCTATTGGTATAATATCTATTCCATCATCTTTTCCGCTGTTCCAATTAATAAATGAATTGCCCGCATTAGAACTTCCTTTTCCTTCTCTTTTTAAAGCATTTGTAACTTTGTTTTTGACCTCGTCGCTTTCTGGAACACCTTGATTCATATTAAATATATGACCTAAAGACAATCCGTTTTTAATATGATTTATGCAATAGTTAGCAAATTCCTCTTCAAATTCTGCGTGTTGTAAAGCTGGTAAATAATCAGGGTCGGTAAAGTAATTTTTACCAATTTGATATGATCTAATTATATGTATATAGCTTCCGTTCTTTTTTTCTGAATTACCCCAAGTTGAAATTTCTTTTGGTATAAATTTTCTTGTATCTTCAAAATTCATAGAGAACCAATATTTTTCAATATTACCTTCTTCATTCATTTTGTTTGGTGCGATTTGATTTTTTGCAACGTGTTTTATCTTTTGCAAAGTGCCACTTTTATAAATCAATTCAATAGATGCTTCTGAAAACAAAGCGTAATCTTGACAAACATTTCTTAAATCTTTTTTAGATAAAATATTCTTTACCATTAAAAGCTGTAATGGTTTTCTTGTAGCTTCTTTAGAGGCTATTCCTTTGCCATAAATATATTTTGCGTAACTGTCTATAATAGCTCTATTTGTAGTTGAACCATTATATCTGTCAATTATATATTTGTAAAATTCATTTTTATTGCCATTCAAAACCCAATCTTTGGAGTTGTCCTCTTTTATAATTGGACGGATATAATTCGATAATTGAATTACATCTATTTGAATGTTTTTAGAAGTTTCTTTTTTCATTTTTTAAATGTACAAAAAAAACCAAAACGTTACAATTTTGGTTTTAATTATTTTTTATCAATACCAATTAAGGTGTTACATAGGCAGTTGAAACCAAAGCTTTAAACGCTGTTTTTGCAGTAGCAGATAGTAATGGCGCATAAGTGCTTTCCATTCCTTCTAGTGTTACTGAAAAACCACTTGTATCAGTTGACATTGGTGCAGTAGTTGCGTCAAGTCCGTTTGTCATTCCGCATACAAAAATATTACCATTGAAATCTTCAACAAATCCTACAACAGTTGAAAAAACTAATGCTTTCAGTTCAACTTCTGTTTCTTTAGAAATTTTTTGCAAAAGCATATTTATAGTTTCTTTAAATTCAGTTGTGCGTGTTGCTAAATCTACAGATGGAACATCTTCAAATTTATTACCTTCTCCTTTAACTTCGTATTTAAAAACATCTGTTAATGAAACTGGCAAAGTTGCTATTTCTTGACCTACAACAGTAAAATTATATTCTTCAAATGGTGAAAAATAAAATGCTTTCACACCTTTTCGGCTGTCTTTACATGCTAATTTTCTTCCTTTTGTAATTATATCACAAGCCATATTTTTATATTTTAAATAAAGGCGGAAACTAATCCGCCCTTGTTACTTGTTTTTGATTATCCTACGTATAAAACGTTGAATCTTTGGTTTACTACGTGTGAACCGATTGAAATAACAGATTTGATAAACATGTTGTCTTGGTTGTTAGCAACATAATCAATTTTCATTTGGTTGTAATCAGCTAATAAATCTGTAATCCAAATGATGTGTGATTTCAAAGCAGCAATCATTGTGTTTTCTGGAAGTGGAACAAATACGATTCTTACAGCATTGTAGTAATATTCAGTATAGTTTTCATTTACGCTAAATGCATTCTTGAAATCTGTAGTTACATTATTTGCAATATTAATAAACTGCTTATGTGAACGTGGAGCATAAATTGTTGGTTGTTCCGTTCCGTTTAATACCTCAGATGGAATTGAAGCATATAGTTTCTCATACTCTGTTTTGATATTTGCTGGTGTAATTGCTGTTCCTACAACTTTAATTCTTCCTCCTACTCCAATAGTAGTAGTTGGATTGCTGTCATTATACAGCATTGTCGCTAAGATACCATCAAAAGGCATTCCTGTTGCAGTTGGCAGTAAATTTGCCATTGCTTTTTCTTGTGTTGACACTGATGTTTGAGCAGTTCCTGCTGTTAAACCTGCAATTGCTGATTTCGTAGACGTTTGTATGTTTCTCCAAAAAGCATCTTCTAAACCTAAAGATATTTTTTTTGCATAAACACCCCCAATAACTACTCTCTCGAATTCGTCTGACATTGATTCCCAAGCTCCTGGTTTCATATCTCTTTTGAAACGTGAAAATCTTAAATTGTCTGGGCAAAAGTCCTGATAAAACATACCTTTTTGAGGTGTTTTAACTGTATCAAATGCATCTAAACTTCCTGCGCTTGTAGGTAATCCACAAGTGTAAGCTTGTAATACTGCTGTTGCAGATGTTTCTGTAAATATTGTTTCCGCCTTTACATCATCTTCAAATGTTACCAAGTCTTGAGAAACAGTATTGTTTTCAAACAATAATTCTTCTACTATTGGTTCGGCTGCTACGCCTCTAAAGTCTATTTTATTATAAACTATTGCCATTGTTTTTTATTTTTATTAGTTAAATTTTATTTATTTTTTGTTAATTGTCTTTTTTGAAATGCTGTCATTTCTTCAAAAGGAATTTCTTTTGCTGGTTTTGTTTTAGTTAATTGAACAACTTCTTTTTCTTCTTGAAATTCTTTGCGTAATTCAATTTTAACTTCTTCAAGTTTTTTGCCAAATTCCATTGCTAAAGTTTTGGCTAATTCTAATTTTTCATTTGCCAATCCAACACCGTATGCTTTTATAGCATCTTCACGAAGTTTCTTACTTTCTTCTTCTCTAATTTGCCAACCAAAGTTTGTTTCTACTAATGCATTTAAGATAGTTGCTACTCGTTGCATATCTTTAGTGTTTGTTCCATCAATAGCAAGTTGTGTTAGAAAATCTGCATCTTCTTTAGTTAATTGATAAAAAACTTCGGTTGTAGTTTTTTCGCTTTTAACTTGACTTGTTGCAGGAGCAGTTGTTGGTTCTACTGTCGCCATTGGTGTAGCTGGTACAATTTCTTCTTCTTGTGTAGTTGTTTCAACAACTTCAGATATTAAACCATCTACGATAGTGATAGTTTTCATATCTTCTAATGGATATGTTCCGTCTGGAACTGCTCCACTTGTGCCGTCGGGCAAAGAAATAAACATCGCCACATCTTTTGCAATTGTATCACCTTCAAAAGTCATTTCAATTGTTCCATCTTCCGACTTTACCTTGCCTAACGTAACTTCTACTTCTTTAGGTTTCAAACTGTCAAAACCATCTTTAATAGCTTCAACTATTGATTTTAAATTAAATTCCATTTTCTCATCTTTTTTTAAATTTACTTTTTCGGCATCAAAAAAACCATCTATTGAAAATCCTTTTAGTTTGCCTGTTTTTATATAGTTTTCCCAAATTTCATTATTGTCTATTTTCATGGCAACATACCAAGTGCCAATTGGTTCTGAAAGATTATACAATATTGATTTGTCGGCAGTATCGCTTTCTTTAATCCATGATTCAACAACGCAAACGTCTAATATTTGTTTATCAACATCGTGTTCTAAAGTTGAACTTTTTTGATGTTGATTTTTTAAATATAATTGTGATGCCTGTAATATTGTTTCTTTTGGAAAAGTGATATTAAATTCTTTTCCGTTTTGGTTTCTGTATATTAATTTATCTGGAACTAAAACAGCACCAAGTACAATTCTCTTTTCTTCATCAATAGTTTTCAAAGAAACTTCTAATTGATTATTTAATGCGACAAACATTCCTTCCATCGCTGGATCATTAACTAAAGATATTCCGTAAACTCCTTTAGTGTCTTCGTTAAATTTCATTATAAAAGTTTCTAATCCTTCCATAATCGTTTAACTATTTTATTAAAAAAAAAGCAACTTAATTAAAAGTTGCTGTGTTTATTCTATTTCTGTCTAGTTCTTGAGAGTTGGTAACGTTTCCACTTACAACAAAAGCTTCTACTGGTTGCGATTGTTTATTTGCAATACTTTGCGCAAGTTGATTATTTGAGTTTTGCGCAACTAAATTAAATTGTGGTGGCGATGAATTTCCGCCACTTTCAGAACCTCCACCAACTGATGTGCTTGAACCACCGCCGCCACTGCCACCGCTTGCACCAAGACCAGATAAACCTTGTTTTAAGGCAACTAAATTAGTTGCTATTCCTATACCTGCGCTAATCTTATTTAGAGTTATTTTTGTTGCTTTGTACGCTGGTCCTGCAGGACCAAGTGTTGCGGCATAAAGAGTATCGGCAGCATTAGCCGCTTGAGTGCTAATTATAATTTTAGCAATACCTACAGCGCTTTCAGCTATTAAAGCTGTTGCTTGTAATGCTTTGCTTTTTCCAGCTAATTTGTTTAATAATCCTATGCCTGCTTCAATTGTTGCAATAGTGGCTTGTTGAATATTTTTCTTTGCTTCCGCAACTAATATTTCCCTTTGAATTTGTTTTTCTTTATCAATTCTGTCTGCCTCATCAAGTCTTGCAATGTCTGCGTTTACATCATCAAAAGTATGATCTTGTTCTTCTTTTTTCTGAATCCTATCATTAATTGAATTTTCAAGTTCAGCTTGTAGCATTAAATATTTAAAGTCCGCCAAATCTTGCAATCTTTGTTTTTCTAATTCTTGAGCTTTTTTATCGGCTTCCTCTTTTAATTTTCTTGCGTCATCTTCTCTTTTGGCTTGTTTTTCTCTGTAATCATCAGCTAGACGCAAATCATTTTCTAATCGTTTATCCTCATTTGATTGTCTTGCGTCATAATATTGTGTTCTAGCATTTTCAACTTCTTTGATGTTCTTTTCATCTTGCGCTAATGCTTCTTTTCTTGCGTCTCCTTCTAGTTTAGATAATTTTTTTGTTAAATTGTTTGAATAATCTAATGCTAGTTTTTCTTTGTTTTTTAGATTTTGCTTATATTCTAAAATTCTTTTTTCTTGACCATCTTTTTCAATTTTGAAAATTTCATCTTCTGATTTTCCCGCAATTTTGGCACGTAAAACATTTGTCTTAGTTTGTTGGTCAATTAGTTTTAATCCAAAAGCAAGAATACTATTATAACGCTCCATTGATGAATTAAGTTTGTCTTGCTCTGACTTTAAATCAAAAGTGCTTTCTTTTGCACTCGTCATTTTTTCAATCAAATATCCTAGTAAGACAACTATTGCTCCTACTCCAGATGTTAGCAACGCTATCTTTAATACTTTCAATGCCCCTGTTGTTCCACCAATAACTGCCGTATATGCTAATTGTAATCCAGTTTGTATTTTCGTGGCTGTGGCGTCTAATGACTTGTATAGTAACGTTTCTTTTTGTAATGCATTAGCAATAGATTGAATGCCTACAGTTAATCCAATTGCTCCTTCTACTTTTGCCATTGATTTTTGCAAATCCTCATTCTCAACACCAAGCAATACAGATGCTGACGTAGCAATCGAAAAAGCTCCGCTTAATGCCTGTGCGCCTTGAACAACAGTATCTATTCCTTTTGTGTCAGATCCTAAACCTTTTATTTCAGTATTAATATCTGTTATTTTGTCGGCAACAACTCCTGCACGTTTAGCAATAATGTCGTATTGCTCTGTACCTTCGTCAAGTTTTGAAAGCTGTTCTTTAAGTTGACGTAATTCTGTTTTTAACGAAACTGTTTTTGTTTCGGTTTCAACTAAACCTTTTTGGAATTTTTCAAGACCTCCAAGTGCATTTAATTCATCAACTGTTAAAATTATTTTTTGCTCAATTGCCATTTTCTTTTTATTTTACGTTTTGCAATCTTGATACTTGTTACTAATTCTTGACTTCCTTTTGCCTGTTCTATTACATCAAATCCTGTTTTATACCAGTTACTACTTTGCAATAGATTAATAATTTCTTTTATCATAATTGATTTATTGTTATAGTGAATAATGACAATCCAATAGTAACGTTTATATAAGCTGTTCTTGCACCTCCTGTATTTGGATTTACTTTTACTCTTATATGATCTGTTTTTTTTCCGCTTGTTTTATTTATTTCTACAAATGGTTGCGTCGATACAGCATTCCATAATTGACTTGATTCTATTTTTAACTCAAAATTTTCTTCTCCTTTACTTGCTGTATACGTTGTTATAGATACACCATTTATTGTGTAACTTGTAGTCGGATTGTAAATAGATATAGTATCAACTGTAATCGAATTATCAACAGTAATAATATCATTATCAACAGTGATAGGTAACTCTGCTTCTAAACTATCGCTTGGCGATGAAAAATCTGTAAAAACTTCTCCTACTGATTCGTTGTTTGTTAAATTAACTCTTAAAGAAGATATTTTATATTTTTTATCGCCAATAACAAACCTATCATTTAATTGCAAATTGTATAAAATTCGTGTTGGTATTTTTATTTTAATTGGCAACACTCTACATTTTCTATTAAATAAATCTTCAATATATGTTTTCCAAAAATTAAAATACAATCCAGTTGATATTGGAGAATATAAATATGTTGAATTTTCATCGCCAAAATTTAACGAATTTGTTACTTGTGATAATATTTTATTGTCCTCCGTAGCTGTATGAATTGTTTTATTTATAGCAACTCCACTTATATATATTGTTGTTCCTTCGTCTGTTCCATTTCTGTAAAATGACAATGGTTTTCCTTTTACTGGCTTATTTTCTATATTAACAACATATCCTGCATGTAGTTCTGATAAAGCAGATGTTGTTTCATTTTGCAACCTTTCAAATACTAGATTTTCAAAAGTACTTTCTATTTTCATTTCATCTCCATCAACATTGTATCTTGCCTTTAAATCTCCATATCCTTTTTGGTTGTTGTCAAAATAAGTCTTGCCTAAAACAGTATCTGTTTTTTGATATTTGAAGTCGATTAGTTTTTTTACAATAGGTTTTTTCACCTCCGTATCTTTGATGTCGATGTAATTATTAATATCATATACTTTGCCTTTGGAATACCAATTATCTAAAGTATCTATGTAATAGGTATTATTATATCTTGGTATTAAAACCAAATTAAAAATATTGATTAAATTATTAAAATAATCTTTTACTTTCATATCTGGCATCTGGTCAACAATTTTCACATAAGAATCAAAAGTTGTTTGATTAACAGATGTTGCCGTTAAAACTCTTTTTCTATAAATTGAACCAGATCCAATTAAAGGAACACTTTGATAACTCACAATTAAAATAGCTTGTGTATTAAATGTGATATTTCCTTCGATACTTGAAACCTTAAATGTAAACAACCTATTCGTATTATCTTCGCTGTATAATTTTTGATACACAACTATTGATGAATTTCCTAATAGATTATCGTGGCTTTCAAATAATATTCCGTTATCGTAAATGTCTATTTTATATGACAATCCTGTTACTATTGTTGTGTTTAAAACTAATTTAAAAAATTTCGTGTTATTGAAAACAGAAGAAGGAAATCCAGTTGTAAAATTTAGATTAAATGAATTATTAGTTAAGTTTATTTCATCTGTTGGAATTGTCCAATCTGCTTCAGTAGTATTTTTACTTGTGTAGTCAATCAATAAATCCTCGCTGTAGGTTTTTAATCTCCCTGACTCTTTGTGTAATGCCATGTATTTATTGTAAAATATTGACCTGTCAAAAAAATCTCTAGTAAAAATAACATTATATTTTTCTTCAATTGCTTCAATAATTCTCAACTCTCTCAAAGCTGGTTTAAAATCTTTATATGATATTGTGTTTAAGGAATTAATTAAATCTGTGCCTAAACCATTTCCTATATCCATAAACGTTCTATAATTTATAAGAGGATAATATATGTCGCCATTGTTTATAGAGTTTTGCTGTATTGCAGATATTATATTCGCTTGGTTGTAAACATGATTGAATTGCGACAATGGCAAATTTTTCAATAAATCATCCCCAAATTTATCACTTAAATTTATTGCTAATCCATAAAACGTAACTTGGTAACTATCTACTTTTAAATATTTCAATTTGCATTTTTCTAATTGCAAACTTCCAAATTTAAAAGGTTGTGAATTAATTTCTATGTATGCATCAACTCGTATGTTTGCATTGAACTCACCATCAACATCCGCATTATACCAATATTCAAACAACTGATTGTTTTTTGGACTTGATGGAATAGAAAATGCCTGTGTAAAATCAGAACGTATTTTGGAAATATCGTTTATGTTTTTCACATTGATATTCAGTTCTATTTTTTCATCATCAAATAAATCTAGTTGCTCATATCCAAGTGATGTTATTTTTTTTAAATATAATTGTACTGCCATTATATTATATTGTTTATTTTATTGAAACTATATTTAAAATCAAATGTGTATTGTATATTTTTATCAAATATTCTTGTTTTTTTATCAAAACTTTTCTTGTTTAGATTTATAGGTAAATACTGTCCGTTTGTTTCCGCATAGACAAATTCACTATACATCATTTCTTCTATTATATCGTTATAATATTCAGGAATAAAATCTGTGTTTATAGTTAGTTTTTCGGACACATTATTAATTTGCGTTTTAACACCATGTGATAGTAAAGAATATTCGCCGTTATAAGATATTGTAGGGTTGTAACTCGATGTTTCAACTTCAACTTCTTTTTTGGATTTAAGATTAAAAGGTATTGATTGCCAATAGCCGAATTTGTTTTTAAAGAAAATATTGTATAAAGGATATTTACATGATTTTTTAATTGTGAAATAATGCGTTTCTACTATTGAATCCTCATAAGTAAATATCGCTGTTAATAATTCATTTGAACCAATATAAGCTCTAATATTTATAAACGAAATTAATTGATTGTTAATGTTTTCATCTAAAGTAAAAGGAATATCAACACCATTTATTGCAATAGCAACTAATCCTTTTGATACAAAATATAAAGGACATTCTGAATTATTATAAATGATATGTCTGTTGTTTGTTGACAATACATTTTTAGTTAATTTAGGGTTAAATAATTCCGTATGAAATCCATATCCATCAATCGCTAGATATTTCTTTGTGGTTTCAGCAATCACCTCATTAACGTAGTATGCTTTTATTTCCGTTTCAAACCAAATACTATCATATAAACTTGATGTGCTTACTCCTGTAGTGCCAAAAGGAATTATATTACTTTTACAGAAATCATTTAAAAACCTACTTATTTCAAAATTTATTGATGTTTGTCCTGCTATTATTACAGATTTTGACATAGTATAACTGGTTAATAATGGCAAATCTAAATTCAAATCTCCTCTATATATTTTTAAATTCAAAACGGCTGAATCAAATAAAACATTTGGAGTTATTTTTACATTAAAAGGACTTCTTGACAGTACTATTTCATTTCTTGATAATGGTGGAGTTTCAATTTCTATTATAGTAATTGTAATATCTCCTTCAATTGGAGGAGGCAATATTATTATTTCTGCATCTATTGCATTTAAAATTAAATCAACTCCATCAGTTTGTTGTACAACTTCTACCCAATCAAATATTGAGAATATATTAGTTATAAAAGAAAACATACTTATTGATGTAAGTTCTTTTGTGGCTTTTATATGAATAAAACCATTCGTTGGCGTTGACTTAAATTCATAAGTTTGAATTGTAGGACTGTAGAATTTACTCGGAGCTTTTAATGCTAATATAAAATTATCTCCATCACTTGGATTGTCTGTTAATCTAATTTCAATTCTTAGTGCCATTTTTTATAGTATATTTTAAAAAAGTTTCAACATCTAATGCGTATGCTGTTATTAAATCTTTAGGTAAATTAGTAAATGCCTTTTCGTATGGTTTTGTAAAAAAATATGTTGGTGCAATTCCTTTGTTATAAATACTTCTTGTTATTAAACTTGCTGTCTGCTCATAGCTTAAAAACTTTTTTGTTTTTCTATCCTGGAACTGAAATTTTTTAGCAACAACCCAAGATTTTATTCCTTTTGTCAATCCTCCTTTTTGACCTGTGCCTGTGCCAAAACGATACGGACTTCTTGGAGCTTTTAAACTTGATGATTTTCCTTTAACTCCCTTGTCTTGAAATTCACCATATTTTTCCATCTCAAAATATGCTTCAAATGAATTTTCACGAACCACAACACCACCTTTTATTGAATTATAAAGACCTTTTGAAACATTACTTTTTCCTCTCGTTAAGTTTGCCTTACTTTGAGTTACCAGATATTTTATAAAACTATCTAATGTTTTTTGTGTTTCTTCTCTTTTTAACATCCGCTGACATTATTTGTTATTCCAAGTTGTAATTGAAATTTAACACCATCCAACATATTTAAAAATTCCAAGCTTATAACTTCTGGCTGTGATTTGCTTAAAACTTCAATATCAAAATCATTGTTTTGTTTTAGTTTTAAAAGCAATCTATTTGCTATAGCAACACACATATTATAATTGTCTAATTCATTATCATTTCGCAACCACTTATCAGTACTTGGTGTTTTATTTATATCTCGAATTTTTAAAATGTGAATTTCAAAATTAAAACCCACTATTCCGTCTGTTTCATTTGAAAAATTTAAGAATTGAATATGTGCTAAAGGATAGTTTGTTTTTTTATCTAAATCAATATCGTTTGACACTCCATGTGTAACAACGTTAATATCGGCATCTGAAATTAACAAATCTTTTAAAAAAGTAATCGTAGTTAAAAATTCATTATTCATTATTCTTTTATTTTTGATTCGTTTGCCAAATCTATTTTAAATTCTAAAAAACTTAAAAACTCGTGAATTGATAATTCAGTTGCTTTTCCAAATTCAAAAATGCTTCCTCCAGCAACTGAATAAATTGATGCATACCACTTCCACTTTTCACTAAAGCCATTTGTAGCTCCTGCGTTTGTGTTGTTTGTTCCAGAAAATATTGTTTCGTAGATGTCAATAATGCTTTGCTTAAATTCCAAAAAAAAACCTTTGCCGATAAATACGCCTCTAATGGTGCGTTTAACATTTCTTGAGCATAAACATCAGAACCTTTATATTTTTCTATTTGACGCATTCCATTCATTTTCTTCTCTATTGGTCTAAACAAAACAGCCATTGCTTTATTTGCTAATTCAATATCATAAATATAAGTATCAATGTCAATATATTCTGATGCTGATATTGTATCAAAATTCGGAATAAATCCAAACTTACCAAATTCAAATATTTGTCTTGGTTCTGAGTTTAAAACCTCAATTAATTGGTTTGCAATATTCCGAACTTTACTTATTTCTAATATTCCTATTTTTGCCACATCAATATTGCAAAATAAGGATACTATAAAAATCATTTTAGAATTTTCTTCTAAGTCTGGCAAATTTATAATTCTATTATATTTTATAAATTGCTCGATTGTAATTTCACTTAAATTTTCTGGAACTTTTATTAACATAACTTCTTTATTATTAAACTATTTTTTTTGTTTATGAGAAAATATATTGTCCTCTGTTTGGTTTTCCTATAAAATCCCAAACGACGTAACCTATTGGATCTAAATGATGGTTGTAGTCATCTATTGGAGTTTCGCTTTTTTTATCATGCCAAACATAATTATTCAACTCTTTAATTACATTAATACTTTCTGGATCAACTATTAATTCATAATCTTGAACTAATGCAATTCTATCTATTATTTTTGGCTTTGAAATTCCTTTAATGTTTAAACCTCTTGCTTTCAATTCTGAAATTAATCTTGGTTCTGCAGAATCCCCAACTATTAATTCTTTACTTACGTGTTTTATATTTTCATTGTATATTTCAGAAGTGTTTAATCCTATCTTGTGAAAACATTCTTTTACGTAAATTTTTTTATTTGCTTTATCAATTGAAATTTTATCTAAAGTTGTTGGATCAATTGAAAATCCATAATCTTGACCAAACATTATTTTAGAATGTTCTTCAAATTCGCCAATCCTCCAATTAGAGAATATAACTCCTTCTGCTTTGTCAAGCCACCCACCAAGTACAACGTGATTATACTTACTTGGATTGTTGATTTTCATTTTCTCAAAGTAATCCTGTATTTCTTTTGGCACGAACTCCAAACAATCTAAATAGGTTGTGTGAATATAACATACGTTATCTTTTACGCCATTGAAACCTCCTTCGATTCCTTTTGCTTCAAAATACTTCTTGTAAACAAAATGCTCTTTTGTGGTTGGATTAAGAATTAATATTTTAATATTTGGAATTGGATTATCTTTATGATTTCCGCGTATTGATAAAAATATTTTATCGTAAATATCTTCGTCGATTAATTCTTCGGCTTCATCTAAAACCCAACAACTAAAATCTTTTAATCCTTTTAAATTTGCTGTCTGTTGATTTGAACCAGCTTTTAATCCTTTGAAAACTATCTTTGCATCATTGAATTTACTGTCGATTCTATTTATTGATAAATTAAAATAATCATCAAGTTGCATCATTTTGACTTTCTCATCAACTTCGGCATAGATACTGTCTTTTAAAGAAGCATTTGTATATCTTGAATATAAAGTTCTAAATTTATATTTATCGCAATTGATAACTGTAGATAAAGAAGTGGCAAATGATTTTTGAGAATACCTCCCACCTGTTAAAATGAAAACATCAACACCTTTTGGAATGTCAAATAGTGGTTCGAACTTTTCCGATATGTTTATTTTTTCAATCAAATTATTTTGGTATTGAGGCGGTGGGACAAGTTGACTAAACCCCTATTACTGTTGACTTGTTGATTTTGTGAAATTTACTGAAATTGGCAATCCTTGACCGTCTTCAAACGTGTTTTTCTGCTCGATTGTTTGTTTAGCAGTTCCGATACTTCTATCTAACATCTTTTCGATTACATCAAACCCTTTGCCAGATAGTATCGATTTACCAACTATTCTTATCATTGCTGGTTGTTCAATGTCGGAAACCATTCTTGTAAGCTCTGTTAAATCAACATTCAATAAACGCAAGTAACAGCTTTTAATATCATTAATAGTAGCTTCGGTGTAACCGATTGATTCTAATTCAATATTAACGCTGTTTATTGTCTTGCGAGGTTGACCTTTACGGTTGATGTTTGCTGAATTTTTATCAAATCCTGCCGTGTTTCTTTTATTTCCAAAATCTCCTTTTGCCATTAGTTGTAGATTAGTTGTAAACTTTTATTTGATACGTCCATTTAACGGATAATATCTAGTGTAGTATTCTGTACCTTTTTTAATCTTTTTATTTCGTTCTAAAATAATATCTTCTGTTGCTGTTTTAGTCTGTTTTCCATAATAACCAATTATTCTATCTTTTTGTTCTTCACAGTTTTTAGCTCCGACAAATTTGCCGTTAACAATAAATTCTTCAAAATATCCGATTGTAGTCATAATGTAATTTTTTTGTAAAAATAACAAATTATTTCTTTTTAAATACTTTCCAATTAATTAAATGGTGATGTCTTCCAAATCTGATAACAGTCTTTGTATATTGTGGCCATACAGCTTCTAACATTTTCGCTTTTAATAAATTTTTTTTAGGGTCGTTTCCTTTGTATAATTCTGTTTGATTTCCACCTTTCATTTTTTGCGCAGTAGAAACTTTATCTGCCATATAGTATATACAACTAGACGTAGTGCCTCCGTTATGTAAGACTTGTAAACATAAATCTATATCTTCATTGTATTTTAATCTCCATCTATATGGTAAATCGTTTTTAATAAGCATTGCTGAATAAACGTGGCAATTATATTTAAAAGGAACTTTCGGTACTTTTACTACAAAATTTGGTTCTTCAAATCCTGAAATATCAACGTTTGTTTTGTTTGCGTTTTGTTCAACATAAAGAAGTGCTGTTTTAATTTCACTCCATTTTTTACGCTTACCATTTATCCATTTAGCAAAATTTTGTATATTATCATCAAAAAGAAAATGATATTTATATCCTTGTTCTTTTGCGTGTTCCCAACAATAATTTCTTGCAGGATATGATCCTAGTCCTAAATTTGAGAACGGTAGTTTTAACACTCTATTTTCTCCGAGTTGACTACAATATAAATCGTATTCTTGTGGCTCTACTGCTATTAAATAATTAATTCCAGCTTTCTCAAAATTAATAGCTGTTAACGCACAATCGTGCCTTCCTTTTGATATTATATATACTGGGTACATAAATCTACTTGCCAAGCCATATTCATTTTCTTAAACTCTACTTTTAAACTATTTAAATAACTTTCTGCTTCTTCTGGTCCATCAAACATAAATACAACTCTTTGTTTTCCATCCATTGTTCCTATTGCGTCAAAATGTTCTTCTATATTAACATCTTCATCTTGCATTTCGTTTGCCTCGTGTCCTTTACTCCATAAAGGCAAATCCAATCCCCATTCTTTTAATTGTTCAGCATCCCATTCATTAGCTAAAATATCCCAATCCCACTCACCGCCTGATGTATTGTCTTTTATTAAAAATTCACGTTGTTGCTCTTCGGTTAAATCAGTTATGATAATTGGTATTTCTTTTAATCCTGCTTCTTTACACGCTTTGTATCGCATATTTCCACCAAGTATAATCATATCTTTATTGACTACTATTGGTCTGATGTTTAGCATTTCGGGAAATTCTTTTATTGAATTTACGAGTTTGCGAAATTTATCATCTTTTATTAATCTAGGATTATTTGGATTTACTTTAACTTCTGAAATATTAATTAATTGTGATTGCATATATTTTAATTAAATTTTTATATAAATATGATTATTCAATTATTGTATTTTTATTTATTAATAAACACAACTAAATATTCGCTTGGTATGATTGCTTTTAGTGTTTTTTGTTCTTCGATTAATTCATAAACAATCATGTGTTTATCTTTAATATCTATATGTGTGTATTCCAAATCAAATAGATATTCCTTACCATAAAACACTTTTAGGTTACTCATTACAGTATTTTTCATTTAGTGTTCCTTGATTGCCTACTAAATTATAGGTTGTCACTTCTTGTGAACAATCGTTTTTTACTTTTATCAAAGTGAATGAATTGTTAGGAATGTTGTAATATGTTTTTTCTATTACAATTCCGCAATTGCAATCCAAAGGGTTTGTTTCTTCAATTGGTTCTGGTTCACAGGTTGCAGCTAAAGAAAATAATAATACACTTGATAATAATAATAATTTTTTCATTTTAAAATTGTTTTAATTGGTTAAGTTTTTTTAATATAGCAATTTTCACACCACCTTTGAAACTATCTTTGTTTACATCTTGATTAAAAGCTGAATTGTATATTTCTAAAGGTGTTTTGTCGATATTAAGTTTTTCATTATCCGTTAATGGTCTAGGTTTTCCAAAGGGAAAATTAACATTTAACCAATCTTTTCTTTTAATACATCCTTCGCATTCTTCTATTCCTATTGCCTTGGTTATTTTTTTTACAACATCACCAATCCCTTTTGGTTTTTTTGTTCGCATAATTTTTTCTTAAAGTTATTGTTTATTTTTTTTACTGTGTTTAATGAAATATTTGACATTTTAGAAAACTTTGTCTGCCCTAATTCCATACTCCATTTAATTATTATTTGATCTATTTTGTGAAAATCTGAATATACTTTATCAAAAAATGCATCTCTTTGATTATCTAATTTTTCAAAATAAAATACATCATCTTCGGAATCTTTTATATTAATTGTGTTTTCATTTATCGGTTCTTTTATAAATCCTTTTTTCTTTTTTGAATTTAGGAAAATACTTAAAATAACTTGATACACATAAGACTTATTCGCCTCTCTGTTTTTATTTCTGTAGAACCTTAAATACATCTCTTGAACTAAATCATTAGCGTCGTCGTGGTTATTGCATATTTTCAAAGCATACTTATACCAAACATCATTATTTTTTGCTAATTCCTCTAACATAAAAATTGTATAATTATTACAAATATATATTATTTTTATTAAATGCAAATAAAGTTTTAATTTTTTTGGTATTAGTGGTGTGTGCTTTGTAAATTGATACCTATTAACTTTTTTTATATTGTCTTATTTATATCTTTATTTTTGTAAGAAACTACTTTATAGAAAGTGTATTTAATCGATAAAAAGATACAGTTAGTCTAATATATATACTTTTTGTGTATTTATTCAGAAAGTCGATGTATATTTGTGGTGTTGAAAGGGTAGAGATTATCACAACAACGATTGACAAGTGAGACTACATAGTTTAAACGTTCTTTCTTTTACAATAGAATAAAGATTATCAATTTCGGGATTTGTAACCCTTGTATAAAGTCATAAAACGTGCTGGTAGAAATTAACTACTTATTAAATTAGATTTGCATAACATCTTAATAATATGCACTCGACACGAGGATAACTGCGGGTGTGATTACTCTTATACTAGATAACATTTATACT